GGACGTCCTCCCAAGAACGCTGCAGAGCCAATGGCTCCACAGTATTCAAAGGGGAAGGTACCCTGCAGCTTTTGCGGCCAATTTGGGAACTGGGTCTTATTCCAGTTCTTAAGTCGTTCCGCAACAGCACCGGGTCCATGTTTGAAGCCGATACCCAATCCCCGCTCTTCCAAATGGGCAGAATAGCCCAAGGGATCAAGCGGATCAAAAGCACCGATAAGAAGATCAGCAACACGCTGTATCTTCCAGAGGAGGTCAATGTCCTCCCGTCGACTGCAACGCCATGCGTCCTCGTCCCGATTTTCACGGAACAGGGGTAACATGGCATTTGGGTCATCAGGGTTGTGGTCCAAAGCCTGAACTAAGTTCAGTAACAAAGGATCACGGACACCGACAGTACCTAAGGTAGCTTCCGCAACCTCTTCCTCCTCCTTGAAGCAATCACTTGCCTCTTGGAAAAGTTGAAGCTGCGACCAGTTACCAACACCATAAGAAGGCCAATAATTACGGCCTCCCCTGGATCTAGGTACTCCAAGCTCATCACCAAACCAATTAAGGCTTGGATGACGTAGTCGGCGTTCGATCCCATGGTAAGCCCCTACTACCGCTCTATTGCGATCGTAGGAGCACTGTACCTCTAGCTTCTTCCCAAGCGTAAGAAATTGCCTGAGAAAAGCTAAAGCAGTGGGATCTACCTCATGCTTCAAACTGGCGTCTCGTTCAAAGATGCGCAACCACAGTCCCGAGTAAAGCCTCGGCACGTGGATACTCTTAGAAACCCGCTGCGAAAGCGGGCCTTCGAGTACAAGGCGCCCAGCTTCTAGTCCCCGAAGTAATTGGGACTCTAAACTGGGGAGGTCAAGGGTGAACAACCCGATACCTCTACTTTGACTTAGAAGGGCGATCCTCGCGATATCTTTTGCGAGGGACTCCTTCAACGCCGGGTATGCTCGTTGGGCATCCTCACGGAGCCCTTCGAGAACATGGAGTAGAGCACTTACTTGGCTTTTCATACTGGCCTCCTATTGGGGGGTTAGTATCCAAGCCGCAGAAGCACCACCTACGATCTCCGAGTTTCTCTCTTAAGAGAGTGCGGTTATCCGCTTCTCCTTAAGACTCGAAGTTCATCAACTTGTCGATGTTCGCCGAAGTAAGAAGGGCGAACAAACCAAGCGCCACGTTACGCGGGTCAGTCAGGGTATCTCCCTGCTGGTTCTCGATAACGACGTACGTCTTTCGGACGAACGCTGGCGTGGTTGAGGTCGCAAAGACCGTGTGAATAAGCTCGACGTTGTGTCGATCATACGTCACCGTGCTCCCCTTGGGGGAATACGTGGTATTGCGAAACCGCAACCGATACTCGTCCGTGGATGACCTGAGCATGTACTCCGAAGAGTACGAGTCCTGGTTAATCCTGACGAGATTCTTGCCGACGGCATTGATGGTTACCGTGGTGGGATCTGCGAACATATTCTACTCCTTAGCTTGCCACGTTTGGCAGTGTTGAGGGTTTCTACATCCTCGTTACTGCTAACGAAGCAAGAATACCCACTTGGTTCCCGCTGAGAAACGGGAAGTGAGCGATAGGAGCAACAAATGACGGATTTCGCGTCTTTGTGGTATGCGTGAGGTGGATTGGGCTCATAGAGCCAGCCGCCCCGAAGCTTACCCCAGGTGTCGTTAATTCCGTCACGGTCTCTCTCATGATGTGAACACCAGAGAGTATCGCTGGGACAATGTTACGATTGGCAGCAAACCAGCTACCAACGTTACTACCCCAGTCGATCAGCCAGGACCAAGGACAGGCTTCCCACAGTGTACTTCCGTCCACTGTGAGTCCCTGCAAGGCCCTGACTGCAGACCATTCTCGCTCTGTTGTCGTCATAGACGTGAAGTCCGCCTCCGGTAACCACCGTAGGTGAGCCCTAACGTTTTGACGTGTGACCCGTGTAACGGGCGCAGTCCAGAAGAATTGATTGGACTGCATCACGCGAGTTTGAGTAAAACTCGTTGACCACGCATTGAGCGAGATTGACCGGCGAAGACCTCGTTTACCGCCAAGCCTTTCGAGTTCAGCCATTCTATAATGTAGCTGATCCCGAAAGTTTGTTAGCTTGACGATATCGCCAACAATGGGCGCGAGCCCATATTGGTATAACAAGTTCGTATGGCCTACATGCTGAGCAACGTTACGCCCAGTCCTGTAGCCGGAGTCACGGAAGAAATTTCTCCCAAACTCCGATATGCCGCGGATCCTTGTTCCGAGCTCGAGAATGTTCACCGGCACGTCCACATAAGGACGCGACGGATTCGTTCTCGCTGCACCTTGCGTTGCATAAGTGACGTCAAGGTAGTCTTGGCCGATAGGTGCCGACAAGTGGTCAGAATCTGGGAACATAAGGTAATCTACCTCATAGTTATCCCAGAAGTTGGACGCGTTGTTAAAAACGTTAACACGCCCACCATCTTTACTGACTTTGTCAATGTACAATGGCGCACAATCAAATGGCCCGGTTTGATCCGAGCACACGTTGGTTGATTGCCAAACAGTACCGCCTCCAGCGACAACCGCGCCATTGGTTACGATTCGCCCTTTCGAGCTAGTCGTAGTTAGTGAACGGTTACGTGGAGCCACACCTATTCTCCTATCAAGTTGAGGGTTAAGTTCCTCGCGCTACAGACACAGCGTCTGTAGTACATCGCAAGGATCATGCGGGGCCCAAAAG